GCCGACGACAAGGCCGACATTGCAGTCGCCGAAATCTTCAACGGCATGGTCAGGCACATTGAGTACATCTCCGACGCCGATGTCGCTTACGACACCGCCTGCGAGAACCAGGTCTCCTACGGGGAAGGCTACATCCGCATCCTGACGGAATACTGCGACGACGACACCTTTGACCAAGACATCAAGATTGGGCGCATCCGCAACAGTTTCAGCGTCTACATGGATCCGACAATCCAAGACCCGTGCGGGTCTGATGCCAAGTGGTGTTTCATCACTGAGGACATCACGAAGGCCGACTATGCGCGTATGTACCCTGACTCAGCGCCTATCACGACCTTGCAGTCGCTGGGCGTCGGTGACCAGAATCTGTCTCAATGGCTCAACGAAGATACGATCCGCATTGCGGACTACTACTACGTTGACTACGACCGCGAAACGCTGAATTTGTACCCAGGGAACATCACGGCGTTTGCCGGTACACCCGAAGATAAGATGATGAAGGCCCAGTTTGGCAAACCGCTGAAGTCACGCGAGTCGGATCGGTGCAGGATCAAGTACTGCAAGATCAACGGGTACGAAATACTGGAAGAACGCGAGTGGGCGGGCAAATACATCCCCGTTGTTCGCATTGTCGGCAACGAATTTGAGGTTGACGGGCGTCTGTATGTGTCTGGAATCGTTCGAAACGCCAAAGATGCCCAGCGGATGTACAACTATTGGGTCAGTCAAGAGGCCGAAATGCTGGCTTTGGCTCCAAAAGCGCCATTTATTGGCTACGGCGGTCAGTTTGAAGGTTACGAGACCCAATGGAAGACCGCAAATACGACCAATTGGCCGTATTTAGAAGTAAATCCTGACGTTACAGACGGTTCTGGCAGCATTCTGCCCCTACCACAGCGCGCCCAGCCGCCGATGGCGTCCAGCGGGCTGCTGCAAGCCAAGGCTGGCGCGTCCGAGGACATCAAATCGTCAACTGGCCAATACAACGCATCTTTGGGCATGAGTTCCAACGAACGCTCAGGAAAAGCAATTCTTGCGCGTCAGCGTGAGGGTGATGTTGGTACTTACCACTACGGCGACAACCTGGCGCGCGGCGTGCGGCACATCACTCGGCAATTAGTTGACCTGATCCCCAAGATTTACGACACCCAGCGGGTGGCGCGGATCATTGGCGAGGACGGTGAGACCGATATGGTCAAGATTGATCCAATGCAAGCCGAGCCGGTCAAGAAGATTGTCAACCAAGAAGGCATTGTGATCGACAAGATCTACAACCCGTCGGTTGGCAAGTACGACGTGGTGGTCACCACCGGCCCAGGTTACGCCACCAAGCGCCAAGAGGCGCTGGAAGCGATGGCGCAGTTGCTGCAAGGCAACCCTAATCTGTGGGCTGTGGCCGGTGATCTGTTTGTGAAGAACATGGATTGGCCGGGCGCTCAAGAGATGGCAAAACGCTTTGCAAAAACGATTGACCCCAAGCTGATGCAAGACGGCGATAAGCCGCCCGAATTGCAGCAAGCCGAGCAGCAGATCCAAGCGATGGGCCAAGAGATGGAGCAGATGCACCAGATGATCATCAATGCTGGCAAATCCATTGAGATGCAGGATATGCACCGCAAGGACTTTGAAGCGCAAGTGAAGGCGTACCAGGCTGAGACTCAGCGGATTGCTGCGGTGCAAGCTGGTATGACGTTTGAACAGATTCAAGACGTTGTGCTGGGAACCGTGCATGGCATGATCACTTCTGGCGACCTAGTCAACGAAATGCCTGGGCGCGACATGGATACCGGCCCTGAGATGCCAATGGAAAGCATGGAACAACAACCGATGGGAATGCCCCAATGATGTACAAAGCCGCCGATTTCGTAGGAATGCTATTCCTTGCCCGTGATGTGGCGCACAGCGTCCATCTGAACACGCGCAGCTACTCCAAGCACGTTGCGTTGAACACCTTTTACGATAGCATCATTGACCACGCGGATGCGTTTGCCGAAGCCTACCAAGGCAGGCATGGGCTAATGGGGCCGATCACGCTGCACTCAGCTACCAAGACGGCCAACATCATTGATTTTCTGCAAGGTCAACTAGATGACATTGAGAAATGCCGGTACGAGGTGGTAGACAAGTCAGATTCCTCGCTTCAGCAGTTGATTGACAATATCGTCGAACTGTATCTATCAACCCTGTATAAACTACGCTTTTTGGCATAAGGAAACATCATGGCAAACTATATGCAAATGGCTGCGACCAAGCAAGTCAAGGTCGGCGCTGGCAAACTCTATGGAATCTTTGTGTCGGCGTCCAGCAGCGGTACGCTCACCATTTATGACTCGCAAGCCTCCAGCACCAGCGATCCGAAAATTTCGGACACTTTTAGCGTGTCGGCCGCAACCACATATCTGAACATTCCTGCGGGATTGTTCTTCAACAAGGGACTGTATATCGTTTTGGCCGGTACATCAGCCGCATTTACAGTCGCATACGAATAACCCAAAAAACGTACTGGTGCGTTCACCAGGGATTCTATGGAATCAAAAATGTCAGAAGAAAACCTAGCGGTAGTTGACCCCGCGCCGGAACCGATTGCAACGGCTGTATCGGAACCCGAAGTTAGTGCGCCGGAAGTAGCTGAAGAACAGCAATCTAAAACTTTCACACAGGAAGAATTGGACGCTGCAATCGGCAAACGCCTTGCAAGAGAGCAAAGGAAGTGGGAACGGGAACAAGCGCAACGTGTTGCGGAAACGCAGACGTTAAGAGCCGCGCCGGTTCAGTCTGTTGATCAATTTGAAAGCACCGAGGCTTACGCCGACGCGCTGGCCTATCAAAAGGCCGAACAGTTGATTGCACAGCGTGAAGCAGCAAAGCAGCAGTCGCAAGTTCTTGAAAGCTATCATGAACGGGAAGAAGAAGCACGGAGCAAATACGAGGACTTTGAACAAGTTGCGTACAACCCCAAACTTCCGATCACCAACGTGATGGCAGAAGCGATCCAATCCTCGGATATTGGGCCTGAGTTGGCTTACCACCTCGGCACAAACCCCAAGGAAGCAGACCGCATTTCCAAACTATCGCCACTTGTTCAGGCTAAAGAGATTGGACGGATTGAGGCCAAACTGGCCGCAGATCCGCCCGTGAAACGTACATCGTCAGCGCCAGCACCTATTTCGCCTGTCTCTGCCCGATCCACTGGATCATCGGCTTATGACACTACGGATCCACGGTCTATCAAGACCATGACTGATTCGCAGTGGATTGAAGCCGATAGGGCACGGCAACGTAAGAAGTGGGAAGCGCAGGCTAACCGCTAATTTTTTTTAAGGACTTTTTTCATGGCTAATAGCATCCTAACAATTGACATGATTACCCGGAAGGCGCTCGAAATCCTCGAGAACAACCTGGTACTCACCCGTAACGTGAACCGTCAGTACGACGACAGCTTTGCTGTTGAAGGTGCGAAGATCGGTTCCACTCTGCGTATTCGTCTGCCTGACCGCGCCCTGGTCACCGACGGCGCTGCCTTGCAAGTTCAGGACGACAACGAGCAGTTCACAACTCTGTCCGTTGCCAGCCAAAAGCACATCGGCGTGAACTTCACGTCTGCTGAATTGACCATGCAATTGGACGATTTCGCAGAACGTGTTCTCAAGCCGCGTATCAGCCAGTTGGCCTCCAGCATTGATGCTGACGTTGCCAATGCTTACAAGACCATCGGCCAATCGGTCGGCACTCCCGGCACTACCCCGTCCACTTCTTTGGTGCTGTTGCAAGCCCAGCAGAAGCTGAACGAGTCTGCTGCTGTGATGTCGCCCCGTTACGCAACGGTTAACCCCGCTGCCAACGCTGGTCTGGTTGAAGGCATGAAAGGTCTGTTTAACCCAACCGACACTATCAGCAAGCAGTTTAAAAACGGCATGATGGGTACTGGCGTGTTGGGCTATGACGAGATCAATATGTCTCAGTCCATCAAACAACACACCACCGGCACTCGCGCTGCTACCGGTAACACTACCGGCGCTGCTGTGACTTCCGAAGGTTCGTCTACCCTGACTTTGACCGTTGGCTCTGGTGAACTGATTGCTGTTGGTGACGTGTTTACGATTGCTGATTGCTACGCTGTGAACCCACAAACCCGTGAATCCACCGGTTCGTTGTTTCAGTTTGTGGCCTTGGCATCTTCGACCAGCACCACTACTGCTACTGTGACCGTGGCTCCCATGTACTCCGCTGCTAGCGCACTGGCGACCATGCTGACTTTGCCTGCCACCAGCAAAGCCGTCGTGTTCATCGGCACTGCAAGCACTCAGTACCCACAGAACTTGATCTACCACAAGGACGCAATCACTTTTGCGACTGCTGACCTGTTGCTGCCCCAAGGCGTTGACATGGCCGCACGTTCCGTTCACAACGGTATCAGCTTGCGCGTTGTTCGTCAGTACGACATCAACAACGACCGCCTGCCTTGCCGTATTGACGTTTTGTATGGCTTCAGCACTATTCGTCCCGCAATGGCTTGCCGTATGTGGGGATAAATTGAATGCCCCTTCGGGGGCTTCATTTCGTAACTTTTTTTAAGGAAATTATCATGGCTATTCCTAATTCTGGTGGTGGGTATCAATTCACCGACGGCAACACCAATGAAATCATCATGGGCGTTCAAGCAGCGCCTAATACGGCGACTGCTACGGCCACTTTGACCGTTGCACAAACCACTGGCGGCATCTTGGTTGGCAACCCGTCGACTACGGCAGCGACTTACACGCTCCCAACTGCTGCGGCAATTGACGCGGTGTTTACCAACGCAAAAGTCAACAGCACGTTTGAACTGACCGTCATTAACTTGGGCACTTCAACTGGCCTGATTACGATGGCTGTTGGAACCGGCATCACTGCGGTTGGTAACTTGGTTGTTGCAATTACTGGTAGCGCCGCAGGCGTTGGCGGTGCAGGACAATTCTTGTTCCGCAAAACCGGCGATGCTGCATACACTGTGTATCGTATTGCCTAAACTTAACGGGGGCTTCGGCCCCTGTTTTTTAAGGAAACATCATGCCAAATACCCAAGCAGTAGGCGTTGCGTATAGCGACCCCGAATTTACTACCTGTTACGCAAGCCAAGAAATTGGCTACAGCGCAGCGGCCCAAGGTGCGGTAACGCAGTTGACCAGCAAATCCACGGGCGTGACGCTGAATAACAGTGCTGGCCGCATCACAATGAACGACGCAGCGCTGGCGGGAGCCACCGCAGTGTCTTTCATTCTGACCAATAGCTCGATTTCTATCAAAGACACAATCATTGTGTGCGTTTCTAGTAATACTACTG